AGTTCTTGTAACCTCCGCCTGACTTCTTATACTCAGCAGCAAGAAGTTGAGCCTTACGAGCAGACCATTCTCCTGGATCTCCGCCTTTAGTTCCAGCCTTTATCTTTTTAAATAAACTCTTACGCATTCCAGGCTTGGTGTAATTACCAGCCTCATTTACTTTTGACTTTGGTTTTGCTGCTTTTTTTGGCACTCTTAACTCCTCCACTCTTTGGTACACAGTTAGGAACTCTCTTACCATTCTTCATCTTAAAACCTTTTTGAACATAACCTTCCCAACAAGCCACTAGCAATCCCATTTTCTTAATGCTAATGCTTTACGAGTTGGCTTACCATTCTTTTCCATAGGTCCTGGCATACCACCCATCCTTGCACAAAATGATTTACGACGGGCTGCAGACTTCTTAGACTTCTTTGCTTGCTTAGCAGATACAGGAGGTTTTAATGTTCCGCCAGTTTCACGCTTGTATGATGCACGACCTTTAGCATTTAATCCACCCTCTGGATTTTTGCCTTCTTTACGTTGCCACGCTGCTGTTTTTGCCATTATCTTCCCTGACTTCTATGAGCATTGCTCTTGTGGAATTTCTGCACGGCCTTTACGCCTTGCTTTATGGTTCTTGATCCACCTTTTTTTGTGAGGTTGATTTTATCCCACTTACCTTGATTTGTATTAGTGTGATCAACAATAACGTCGCCCTTTTTATTTTTAGAAACTTTATGAACTACCCTGGCTTTCTTTCCAGGAATACCAGTAGTAAGAGTTACTGGCTTCTCTTCCTTCTTCTTATCAGCCATCAGGTCACCGACTTCTTATGTTTGTAACGAATTGGGGCTTTAGGCTTTCTCACTATGCCGCCCTTCTTTCTCTTTAATCTGGCACCACCAGCCTCATATTTACTCTCAGTAACATTTGTTTGAATATTTTTTTGTGGCTGCTTACCAGCCCTTGCTCCGATGTTCCTGCGCCTTCTTGCCATTACTTACTCTTTTTCTTCTTTGACATTCCTGCTTCGCTCATTGCAATAGCAACCGCCTGCTTCTTTGATTTAACAACTGGGCCTTTACCAAGACCCTTCTTACCTGAGTGCAACTTTCCTTCTTTGTACTCCTTCATAACCTTTTCAACTTTGCCTTTTGCTTTTTTAGTTGCCATCATCATCCTCTTCTACTTGGTCATCTAATTCTACCGCATCAAACTCAAAGAGAGAGGGGTCTAATAACTCCTCAAAATTTCCCAAGGTTAGTTTGCGTATGCTTGGAACTGAGGATCGTTTACTAACTCCTCTGAGTTGACTAGGTTGCAATCTATAGTTACTACTGAGTAGCGTTCGGCGTATCTTCCACGAGGCAAGACTCTTGTAGGTACAAATACCTGATCTTGAAATACCACACGATCTTTGATGTGTTGATTTGGATCAGTCACCATTGCTGGAATAAGTCTATTTATATCTGCTACAGAAACTACGAGACGCAGAGTATCTACTACGTAAAATCCTCGTTCATTCATGATGTTTGTACCACGAATTAACTGCGCCAAAATTACAGGCAAATCAAATGGGTCATTCCATCTACGACCTTTAGTAGGATCTTGATTTGATACATCATAAACTGGATCTACATAATTTGCGTAGTCTGCAGCAAGGGCTGCATCATCCCAAGTCCACCAGTCAACAATAGTTCCAACAGGATCACGAAGTTCATCAACCATACCCTCATCCATAGAGAGGGTTTCAAACCCTATCTTAAATCTTCCTTGAACTTTAGAACCACGCATGGGTTAATTGTGAGGGTAAGTAAGGTTAGTTACAGCCTTAATTATTCTGGTTTTAAAGAATTCCAGTAAGATACATAATAATTCATATCTAATGGAAACCGTTTTATGTGTTTTGCTATGGCTCCAGTATGAGCGTGTATTGGTATTCCAGCCTCTTTTACTTTTCTAAAAAAAGCAATGTCTTCACCAACAAAGTCTTTACCAATACCAGGTTTTTCAGCAAAGACTGATTGATTTGGAAATTTTGTTCTTAATTTTGACACAATAGATCTATGCATAAGTACTAATCCCATTCCTGCAGAATCAACTTCTATTACTTGATTTTCAGGTAAAGGATGTATGTATTGTAAGGTGTGTTCATCAACATTTTTAAATATGGCTGGAAAAGGTTGCATAAGTACGTCATCTGTACTCTTAGAAATAAAATAAATTCCACTTACTATAGGTCTAAGATCTTTATCTGCTGTATCCCATAACTTTTTTACTATATCTATAGATAATGAAACATCTGAATCTATCCACAAAAGCCAATCTATATCGGTAGAATCTGCCCAATTATCAAATAATATCTGTCTTTGTTTACCGATTTGATTGCCTTGAACATTCATGGCAGCAAATATATCAATACCATTATCTTTAGCATTGAGGATTACCTGAATTAATCCTGCAGTAAAATTTCCATCTACTAAACCGTTATCACACCAACCAATAACTACTTTTTCTTTAGACTTAGTATTTATTACGCTCCCCCTTTTTAGTAATCTATACTATAGGAGATTCTACCCAATTTGTAATAGACTCATCCCAAACATAGTTTTTTGGGTTTTCTGGGTCAAAAGTTGGTAAATCAACTGGAGCCTTCCAATAAGATACGTTGTGACTTATCCAACTAGGATAAGGTTTACGTTGGATAAAGACTCCATCTACATATTTACCACCAGTTTCTGCTGGTTCGTCTGTGTATTCTACACAGGTTTTACCAGTAATTGTCTCAGCAATAGTCAAAGATGCAGCAACAATTGTATTAGTAACAACGTTATTTTCAATTACTGCAAAAGTTGCCATTATTTATACCCTTTCATATGAGGAACAAAAAAAGTAGTTACTTTAATTTTATTAAAATTAATAACGTAAAACATAAACTACTCCTCCTAGTCCAGCATTACCTGCGCCAAATTGGTTACCGCCATTACCACCTTTAGAGCGTGCATATCCAGAAGCAATAATCGCTGAATTAGCAGTAACACTATTTGCACCAGGGTAGCCATTTACTTCACCAGGTGAAGTAGGTGCATTAAGTCCTGGAACATTCCAAACACCGCCAGTTACTGTTCCGCCTGCTCCTCCACCGCCATATCCTTGTGCTCCATTAGTTGGAGATTTTCCACCATTAGCAGTAATTCCACTAAATGTGGTTTGTCCTCCGTCAGTTCCATTTGCTGCAGTAGGTCCACCAGCACCACCAGCACCAATAGTAATTGGAAGGGAACCTGTAAGTGCTATGTGTGACGCTCCAGCACCGCCGCTACCGCCACCAGCACCGCCACCAGGACCACCACCGCCACCGCCACCGCCACCGCCAGCAGCCATAACATAGGCGTAACCAGAGGTTGATGTCGTTGTATATGTTGATGTAGTTGTAATTGTATCTAAAGTTCCAGTAACAACAACGGGAGCAACAGCCTCTGCTAATAATGTAAATGTAACAGGGACATCTGTACCAGAGTCAATCCATAATTTTACTCTATTTACAGCACTAGGAAGATTTATTGTAACAGTTCCAGAAGCAGTTGTTGCTGTTGCAACAACTGCAGTTTCACTTGTCATAAATACAACTTTTGCTATTACCGTAGAGGCACAAGTAACTGAGTAAACAGCAGGATTTAAAGGCAAAGTTGCAGAATAGTTTGTATTTGCCAAAGGTACGGTAATAGAACTTGCACCTGCCCCAGAAGTAACTACATTAAGTTTAGATATAGCCATTATGAAATCTCGCTTCCAAATGCTGAAAAGGATATGGTTGTTGTTGATGCGTACACAGTAACAACATCTGTTGTAGCAAGTGTGATACCTAATGTAAGGGCTGTCGTATCATTAGCAGCCACAGTTGCATCATAGGCTAGATAATGTTGGGCTGCTAGTGTTGCTCCTGCTGGTCGTACCGCAATACGGAATGTAGCAGCAGTGTTTGCTTGGTTTGAGACAGTAATTGTTGACACTACCGCTGAGGTAGAAGAAGGCACTGTGTATAGTGCGGTTGCAGTTGTTGCTGCTGGGTTTGACTGCCCTAGGACTTTATATACGGTTGGCATTAGACTCCTTAAGTAAGGTACGTATAAGGTACCTAAGTAACTCTTACTTGTACGTGTAAACAGGTAAAGGTTAATTAGTACAGGTCGGTTATGTGGGCTAAAGTGTTCCTATGAATTTGGTGCATAAATCCGTATCTCAAGGAGGCAAATTAGCGCCTTTAATTCTATCCCATTCAACTACCTCTGGTATGGGCTTAATGAATCCATCAATTTTTGTTGATGATGATGGTGATATTTTAGTAAATATTAGGCATGTAAATTATACCCTCTATCACTCTGAAAGAGATCAGAGATTCTTTAGTCCTTGGGGACCACTCTCCTATCTACATCCTGAAAAAGATCAACGGCTAGTTACGACCAACTACCTAGGTCGTCTTGATAAAGATTATAATTTAATTAATTTTACTGAAGTTGATTACTCTAAATTTAATGTCCCTCCTATTTGGGAGTTTGTTGGAGAAGAGGATGTTCGTATTACTCAGTGGGATGGTAATTACTACCTGATTGGGGTAAGGCGTGATACCACGCCCAATGGGCAAGGTCGCATGGAGTACTCCAAGATTGAATTAGATAAAAAGAATTGGACAGCAACGGAAGTCCAACGAGTCCGTATCCCGCCTCCTGTAGATATTACATCCTACTGTGAAAAGAATTGGATGCCGATTCTTGATAAGCCTTATCATTTTGTTAAGTGGGCTATGCCTACCGAAATTGTTTGGGCTAATCCTGATAAGTCTGAATGTAAGCAGGTACTAGTAAAAGAAACTCCGCCGATTTCTCCTGATCAACGTGGTGGTACAAATGTAATTGCTTGGGGCGATTACTATATTGCTTTTACTCATGAAGTAAAGTTATGGAAAAATTATTTAAATCAAAAAGACTCTATCTACAGACATCGAATGATTGTATGGGACAAAGAATTTAACTTTGTTGGTATTACCTCTTCCTTTTCTTTTTTAGACACGCCTATTGAATTCTGTGTAGGTGCTGCAGTCATAAAGAATAATTTAGTTTTAACTTTTGGTGTACAAGATAATTGCGCCTTTGTTCTTGAGGTTCCTAAGAAGGTTGTCAACGGAATGATTACGGAGGCCATGTCCTATGGACATTAGAGAGTTAACTTTAAAACTGGCCGAGAATCCAGTTGATGTTGAGAATAATTTCAATCTTGCTACTGCCTACGAAGAACAACTGCAATACGCATCGGCTGCTGGATTTTATTTAAGGGCTGCTGAGTATGGGTATAAAACACATCCTCTAATTACCTACACCTCTCTGTTAAAGATGACATTATGCTGGAGTGCTCAAGGAGATAGAAACAAAACCGTGTATAACAATCTCATGCAAGCAATTGCTTATTTGCCAAATAGACCAGAGGCATACTTTTTAGTATCTAGAATTAAAGAAAGAAACAAGGAGTATCAAGAGTGTTACACCTATGCTGAGATAGGGCTACTATTTGCAACAAGCACCTACAATCAGCCACTGCCAGGTTATGTTGAGTATAACGGTTCGTACTGCTTGCTCTTTGAAAAGGCGGTCTCTGGTTGGTGGGTAGGAAGAAAAGAAGAGAGTAAAGTTATTTTTCACCACTTATTAGATGAGCATAAGATGTCCAAAGAATATGTTAATAGTTGTTTAAATAACTTGAAGTTGTTCATTTGATGTTTCCTAATTGGTTTAAGGATGTAGAGAAGTACTTCAGACATGTGCCAAGTGTTCCACTTCGTGCACTGCAAATTGGAACCTACACAGGCGATGCCACGCAGTGGCTACTAAATAATCGAGAGATCGAATATCTAGATGATGTGGATACGTGGGAGGGCAGTGAAGAAGTTGCCCATGAATCTTTGGATTTTGTTTCAGTAGAGGCTTACTATGATTCAAGATTCCCAAAGGATGGAAGAATCATAAAGCACAAGATGACTAGTGATGAGTTCTTCTTAAAGGGCGCTAGTTCATATAACTTCATATACATAGATGGCGATCACACCGCCCTACAGACCGCTATGGATGGCTTGAATGGCTTCAGGCACCTGGAATCAGGTGGGGTGATGGCATTTGATGACTACCTCTGGAACTACGGCGGAGGAGAGTACAGAGAGCCAAAGAGGGGCGTGGATTGCGTTCTTAATCTCTGTAAAGGCGAGTACACAATGATTGAATCTGGATATCAGGTATGGATTGAGAAGTGCTAGTAGTTATCTATGGGAAAGGATTATGGCCCACTTGGCATGAGGCTCTTGGAACAGACTCTCCCTTTTGGAAAGGCTTCTCATCAATTGAGAAAGTTATAGAGGTTGATAAGTTAGATTTCCCTTTACAAGAAATTTGTAAAAATTACAACAAGTCCGTATTAATACCGCTATCGGTAGAAAACAATTTAAATCATCCAACAGGATGCCTTACCTTAGTCTCTTCAAAAGAAACTATAAATACTTTTCAAAACAAAGATTTGTTTTATAACTTTTTAGAAAGCAGTGGTTTAAAAGAGTACTTTCCAAAAACTATAGAAGTAACTTCATCTACCCCAGAGTTTCCATTCATAATGAAAAGATTAGATTTGTATGGAGGCGTAGGTGTAGCCTTAATCTGGGACCAAGAAAGATATGAGTGGGCTCTAAATAATCATCGCTTTAAAGGACAGCGTTACGTTGTACAGGAGTACATAGAAGGAGATGCGGAGTATGTAACGCAGGTTATGTGCAAAGATGGGGATCTACTTTGGCATTGTACCTTTGAAGGTCCAGTACCAAAAGATGGAAAGGTAAACATGGGACCTTTTGCAAATAAGGCTATAACTATAGAGCCAGAGGTTCTTGAAATATTTCGTAAGATATTTAAACTGGCAAATTACAGTGGTCCAGCAAATGTAAACTTTAAACTTCGTGACGGTAAACCAGTTATATTTGAAAGTAATCCTAGATTTGGTGGAACAATGTTCTTACCAATGTTTGGACCACAATTAAAACAATCTATAATGACTTTATTAAACAATGCCTATCTACAAACAGAAGGTCAAGATGTTAGATAACGCCTGTTTTGAGGTCTTTCATACTGATACTGGAAATAAATTAAGGAACAAATCTTACGAGGGCATTTTAAAATCTATGTCATTCTTGCCTCGTCTTGGTTCTGAGACCGTGTATTTAAATACAACCGAAAAAGCAACAGAGTTCTTAAGTAAGAAACCTGAATTTAAAGTAAACACTGTTACCGACTTCTGTAAGCCAGGAGAGACCTTCCCACCAAGTTCTGGAGTTGTAGGAGTTTGGGCAAGTAATTACTTGGCGTATAAAAAGTTTTTAGAATCTAAATACGACACATTAATTATTTTTGAAGATGACATAGTAATAAGTAGAAACTTTAAAAATATTGCAAATATTTATATGAGTGAACTTATGCCTGTCTGGGACTTCTTTTCATTTTTTGTTCCTGATGATTCTTTGTTTGCTTACAATCATGCAGAACACGATGCCTATCAAGAGTTTATTTGCTTTTCATATCAACAGTGGTCGTGTGCAGGATATGCTGTAAGCAGACGTGGTGCAGAAAAAGCAATAAAGGATGTTGAATCTAAAGGAATTAATTGCCCTATAGATTGGTATATTTTTAACTTTAGAATGAAACAAGAAGAAAACCAAATAAAGTTTAATACATTTACGGTAAAACCGCAGATATATAAACCTATAAAGTTTTTACAAGAAGCAGCGCAGTACAGCCAGATACATAACGGTAGTACAGAACTTTTTTAGTTACATTCCACCTAGCATTAAGACATCAGCAACAGTAGCACTGCCTGATGGTGAAGTGCCTGCAGTTCCTTGGGTTCCTTGAATTGCAGTACCTTGAGTACCTTGAGAACCTAATGTTCCTTGAGTTCCTTGCGTACCGCCAGTGCCTTGAGTACCAGTAGTTCCTTGGGTTCCCTGAATACCCTGATCACCCTTATCACCAACACGAGCAAATGTTACATATAAATTATCATCATTAGAGATTGATAGAGTTCCAGTTACATATGCAATTGGGACAGAGAAATACGCTCCTCCACTTTCATGAGTATGCGTTCCTGTAACTTGAAAAAATGCAAAACTATTAGAATCTGTAGTTTCTGT